GCACTATTAGTTTTTACTGTATAATTGTAATAAGTTTCATAAACTTCTAAAACTTCTTCTCTTGATAAAATATCTTCTTGGTCGAAAAATGTGCCGGTTGGTACGTGTCCTCCGTGTTGTTTCCTTGATGGTAATAAGTTATAACGATATCCATCATCATTTTTATCTCCAACCGATGTATATGGATATAAAGCGGATATAACGGGATCTGTAGAGTCTGCGCCTTTTTGTGGTACAAAAACGGAAACTTTAACATTAGGTATACCTAAACCATTGTTTGCGGTAACTCTACCACAAACAACCCCATAATCGGAGCACAATGATGTATATGCCTCTTGTTGAGTGAATTTTAAGGATAATATCTCAAGAAGGTCGTAGTCTTGTTTTAACTCAATTGTGACCTTTTGATCCTTACCGATATCTGTTGAAATTCTATGTTTTTGCATTGTTCTTATAATAAATAGAAAGCAAGGGATTTTCTACTATTATAACGAAAAAACATTTTAGTATGTAGTCGTTCCTAAAGATTTAGTTCTTACTTTGATATCCACATTTGGGAATCTGATTTGGAATATTTGATTAGACAACATAAAAACTGTCATATCGGATTGTTGTATTTCTTTTGTTACACTATTTTTATATGATTGAGATACTTCAGAACTTGAATATGTACCTCCTATTTGGTTATAAACACGTATATCGACAACATTCACAACACCAGCGACATTTCCAATTTCTTTCATCAAATCACCAACAAATAATGGATCACCCATTTTACGTTTTTCAATTGCAAAAAACGATATGGTATCTTCGATAATTGTTTTTAAAATATCACTTGATTTTTCATTCTTATCAACGATTAAATCAATTTCTAAACTTAAATCAATAACTTGACCACTCGTAATATCGATATAATCATTTATCATCCTATATTCAGAAAGATAATTTAAAATATTGTTTTTCAATGTGTTAGATACGATATCAGTTAAATTACCCTTATCATCATATGATAACAACTTAATTTTAACTTTATTATCTTGTTCTAAAACATTTACTTTAGCGGGTGCACCATAAGTTGATGGCATTGTCTCGATTAAAGACTTGTAATCATTTAAGGTTACCGCTCTGTCTTGTGCTGAGAAATTATATGCAACCATATTTCTTAATTCCTCAATTGTTGGTTGATCAGCACCACCGACCGCTGGTGTTACATTGGTAACTCTTAAAGATTGTTGTACTTGTGAATTAAAGCTCTCATTTGGACCCGTAACTTCAAAATCGACATTATCTATACTTGTTATAACATTAACCCCTAAATTCGAGTCTTTACCCCCTCCAATTCGATATTTTATGAATACCGTAGTGTTGGCTTTAGGAACTGAACCTAATGACATATTGTTTAAATAACTTGCAAGGTTTACTTTAAGAGAACCGTTCATATAGTTATCTAAATTTTCCAATGGGTTAACCGTACCAGAACCAAAAGTTACCGAATAATATCCCTCTGGCGTATACTCAGTAACGAATTTATTATAAACATCAACATATTTTCCGGCCTTAAAATTATCAGCATCTGATGCCGATGTTGGGTCGGGGATGAAAACTTTATCTTGTATTAATGTTTTAACTTCGTACCATTTATTAGTATTGTTTGTAAATTCTGAAGATGTTGGATTAGTTCCAAAAGATGTACCTTCTTTATGAATAACAGATGTGACACCTAAAACATCTTGTTCTGGAAGGTATAATTTTAAAAATGGTTTTTGGTCTAACTCTGAAATAACTCTTCTATATATTCTTGTAACACCGTTAACTACGGGTTCTCTTTTTGTTATTGTATATGAAGTTAATTTATTGTTATTATCAAAATTAGGTATTTTAAGTCTATTTGGTTCTCCTCTACTATTAAACGGGTCCGAAAAATCAATATCTTCTAATGTTTCAAATATCTGACCTCCTCCTGAAACTTGCGCCCCACTTTTTAAAATTCCCAAATATCTATCATCTTCTTTATCCCCTCTTACAGGCACATTAACTGAAAAATCACATAAAGAAACTGAAGGTCTGTTACCAGGTATTTTAATACCATATGTTTTTGCAATATGAAACAACGATTGTCTTTGTTGTGCAAAATCCAACATTGTTTCTTGCCAAACTCTATCAATATGAAAATGTAAGTTATCCGCAACCGCAGCATTTAAATCTAACAATACTGAAAATATTGATGCATCATTGGTATTCTTAACCAAATCAGGATAATACTCTTTTGTTAAATTTACTAATTCTTGTCTAAGTCCCGCAAAATCTCTTGTTGCGTATGATATCTTTTTTCCCATTTTAAATGTTTAATATTATAAAGTCTGAAGTTGAAAACGCTCCATTATTAACCGTATATTCAATTTTAACTTTAGCGGTATACGGTTTTGTTGAACTATCGGACACCCTAAAAAGTCTTTCATCTTCATCAGTTGAAAACGTCTTTACATTATCAGGGTCATCTTCTGCAGATATTACCTCTAGTTTTGTTATTTCTAAATTAGGTATATATTTTTTTACAGATTCTCTTATTTCTTCCTCAATCAATCCAAATGTAACCATATCATTTTGGTCAAATATGAATTGGTATAACCTAGTTCCAAAATCGGGTAAATAATATCTACTACCCTTTTTAGTTAATAAAAGATGTATTAAATTACCCCTAATCTCTCTTTCGGGGGTTGCAGTCATTTTTACATACTGACCCTCTAAACTATCTCTAAATGGAAAATCTATTCCGTATTTTACCGCCATATCAATAAATATAAACTAATCTAAAATGGTATTAAATAAAAAACCCAACATAAGTTGGGTTTTATTAATAATATATGGTTAATGATATTAAGAACCACAACCCTCACACTCAAAAGGTGAGTCTTTTGGTTTCATTGGTATCATTTCAATTTCAGGAGTTTCCTCACTTATTATTGTGTTATTTTTTATTGTTTCAGTAAACGATGCCATTTGTTGTCCGGGTAATTGTTCTACTGGTTTTGATTCCGATGTGTCAATACCCAATCCTTTTAATGCGTCAACCGCAGACCTACTTCTTAAATAATACATACCCGTTTTTAACCCCAATTTCCAACCAAATAAATGTGCGGCCAATAGTTTTGGTTTGGTTACATTATCAACAAATAAATTTAATGATTGTGATTGGTCAATGAAAACACTTCTGTTTGCTGCCATTTGTAAGATTCTCTTTTGAGACATTTCCCAAACAGTTTTATACACTTCTTTTAGTTGAGTTGGTATTTCTGGAATGTTTTGAACTGATCCGTTCTCCATAATTAATTTCTTTTTTATGTCATCATTCCATATTCCAATTTTCAATAAGTCTTTTACTAAATGCTTGTTAATCATTACAAACTCACCACTTAATGTTCTACGAGAATATAAATTTGTTGTGAATGGTTCAAAAGCTTCGTTATTACCTAAAATTTGTGCGGTGGATGCTGTTGGCATTGGTGCAACTAATAATGAATTTCTTACCCCGTTATTTACAACACTTTTTCTTAATTTTTTCCAATCCCATCTACCTGATAAATCTTTATCTTTTTTATCCCACATTTCAAATTGGAAAATACCCTTTTCTATTGGTGACCCAGCAATTGATTCATATGATCCAAATTCTTTTGCCAAATCATTTGACGAGGTCATTGCCGCAAAGTAAATTGTTTCAAAAATATCTGTTTGTAATTTATCAGACTCTTCACTTTCAAAAGGAAGTCCTAATATACAAAACACATCCGCTAATCCTTGTACACCTAAACCAACTGGTCTGTGTTTAAAGTTAGAACGTTTTGTTTCTTCAGTTGGGTAAAAATTTAAATCAATAACATTATTCAAGTTCTTAACCACTTGGTATGTATACTCATATAATAATTCATGATTAAATTCACCATTAATTATGTACTTTGGTAATGCAATAGACGCCAAATTACAAACCGCTTGTTCTGTTGGTGAACTATATTCAATAATTTCAGTACATAAGTTTGATGACTTAATTGTGCCTAAATTCTTTTGATTTGATTTATAATTTGCAGGGTCCTTATATAACATATAGGGAGTACCTGTTTCCATTTGAGCAGTTAATATTGCATCCATTAACTTCCTTGCCTTTACCACTTTTCTACCTAAACCTTGTTGTTCATATGATTCATACAAACGAGTAAAAGATTTATCTTCAGGACTATCATATGTATCGGATAAACCAGGAGCTTCGTCAGGTGAGAACAATGTCCAATCCCCATCTTGTTCAACACGTTGCATAAACAAATCAGGAGTCCACATTGCCAAGAATAAATCTCTCGCTCTCATTTCTTCTTTACCATGATTCTTTCTTAAATCAATAAAATCATAAATGTCGGCGTGCCATGGTTCAAGATAAACAGCAAACGAACCTTTACGTTTACCACCTTGATTAATCCATCGAGCAACTTCATTATAGGTTTTCATCATTGGTAATAGTCCATCAGATTGTCCGCCAGTTCCTTTAATATAGGAACCTTTAGCTCTAACATCATGTACATGTAATCCGATACCTCCAGCCCATTTAGAAATCTTAGCAACATCTTTAATTGTATCAAACAATCCATCAATATCATCACCCTTGTTTCCAATTAAAAAACAAGATGACATTTGTGCTCGTTTTGTGCCGGCGTTAAACAGTGTTGGGGTTGCATGTGTGTAATAATGTTGGGATAAATCATCATAGATACGAAGTGCCATTTCGATATCTCCTTTACATATTCCAACCGCAACTCTCATATAAAGATATTGTGGTCTTTCTATTACTCTATCACCAATTTTTAAAAGATATGAACGTTCTAATGTTTTGAATCCAAAATAATCAAATTCTAAGTCACGTTCCATATGTATTGCACCATCAAGAACTTCTTTATTGTCAATTACAAACTTATAGATATTATCATCAATAAGGGAAGATTCTTTACCGGTTTTTGGTTCAACAAAAGAATAAAGTTCTTTTATTGACTGTGAAAACTTTTTAGGTGTTGTTTTATGTAAATTTGAAACCGCCAATCTTCCAGATAATTTTGCATAATCTGGATGTGTTGTAACCATTGATGCTGCGGTTTCAGCTGCAAGTACATCTAATTCTGTAGTTGAGATTCCATCATATATTCCTTGTGTTACTTTTAAGGTAACATATGTTGGGTCAATATACTCCATATTTAAATCGTGACAAAGAACACTAATACGTTTAGTTATCTTGTCATATCTCATTTCCTCTAAGGAACCGTCTCTTTTTTTAACTTTCATTTTCTATTTTATTTTTAAAAATCAACATCACCAAATGCAGAATCTAAATTTTCTGACGCGTTGTTTACGCCTGCCTTTTGATACTCAGCAACTCTTTTTTCAAAGAAATTTGTTTTACCTTGTAATGCAATATTTTGCATAAAGTCAAATGGATTTTCTGAATTATATACTTTTTCAACACCTAAAGAAACTAATAATCTATCAGTTACAAATTCAAGGTATTGTGACATTAAATCTGAATTCATTCCAATTAAACGAACGGGTAATGCATCAATGATAAATTCCTTTTCAATTTCCAATGCTCCACAAATGATTTCTTTGATTCTTTTAGGGTCAACTTTATTTTCAATATGTTGATTATAAATGTGACAAGCGAAATCACAATGAACTCCTTCATCTCTTGAAATTAATTCGTTAGAGAAGGTTAAACCCGGCATTAAACCACGTTTCTTTAACCAAAAAATTGAACAGAATGATCCTGAAAAGAAAATACCTTCAACCGCAGCAAATGCAATTAATCTATCGATAAAAGATTCTGAGTTTATCCACTTTATCGCCCAATCCGCCTTTTTCTTGACCGCAGGTATTGTGTCAACAGCATTGAAAAGATAGTGTTGTTCGTTTTTATCTTTTACTAATGTATCTATCAATAGTGAATATGTTTCACTATGAATATTTTCCATCATTATTTGAAATCCGTAAAAGAATTTAGCTTCGGTATATTGAACTTCGTTTACAAAATTCATTGCTAAATTTTCATTTACAATACCATCCGACGCAGCAAAGAACGCCAACACATGTTTAATGAAATGTTGTTCATCTGCATTAAGTTTATTTTCCCAATCTAAAACATCTTGTCCCAAGTCTATTTCTTCTGCCGTCCAAAACGACGCTTCTGATTGTTTGTAAAATTTCCATAAATCATGGTGCTCGATTGGAAATAAGACGAATCTACCAGGATTCTCTTGTAATATTTTTTCTATCATTTTTTATTTTTTATTTGTTAATTCTTGTCTCTTTAAAAAGGCTTCTCTTGCTCTTGTTTCGTTGTTTTTAACCTTTTGTTCTTCGAAACCAAGAAGAGTGTTTTGTGAATCGGTATCAATAAGAAGGAATTCATTATTAAATTTACAATTTTGCCATATTACCCCATCTTTACCGATACGTGATTTAAGTAATGTAAGTGTAGCTAAATTATGTTCTTTTTGTTCTAATGTTTTAGCTATAGATAAAATTACGTGAGCAATTTGTGCTTTCTTAATTGAACCTCCCATTTGGTCTCCCGTTACAACTTCAGATGAAATTGATTCACGATTACCTTGTGTTGCGGTCCATATTGCCATTTCGAATTCAGTTGTCATTGATTCTAAACTTCTCATTATAGAACCTTCTCCTTTCCACTCTTCACCATTTGTACTTCTTTCAGCAGAAATACAATCGACATAATCTATAAGTAATAAGTCAATTTTAATTCCTTCTGAATTCATCTTTCTGATTTTATTTTTAATTTCAGAAATTGTTACATTATCACTTGAAAGTTTTAAAAGTTTTAAAGATCCTTTTGATTGGGTTTGAGCCAACTCAACCTTTTCTTTAACTTGTTCTTTATAGTTTGGTTGTTCTGCAGGTGCAATGTCTGACCAAATAGTGTAATGTTTTCTTTTAATGTTACCCGGATTATCTTCAAAAAATATTTGAACTACATTATAACCTAAGTTATATGCTGTGTTAGCAAATTTAGTTAACAACGTTGTTTTACCTGTTCCGGTTGGTGCTAATACAATACCCAATTCTCCTTTTCCAAGACCACCGACTAATATATTATCCACCCCAACGATTCCTGTAGGGATAGGTAATCTATTAGTATCTTCTAACGCTTCATCAATGTTATGAAATACGTCCGTTGCTTCATCGTCTTGTATTCCTACTTGTAATGCCTTTTGGATAATTTCCTCAATCTTATTGTATGATTCAAACTCACCACTTTCAATAATATTTTGGACATTTTTTAACTCTCTCTTTAAGTTCTGTTGTTTACAAAAATTAAGGGCGGTATCTCTAACATATTCTGTTTGTCCTTCTCCTTCACTAATAGTTGTTAGTGTATCTAAATGAACTCTTGATGAATCTTTATTACCTCCCTCATTCATTATTTTCTGAGCTAAGGTATCATAGTTAGGAATTTTATTATATGATTTATATAACTCTTTCATATTTTCCATAATAAATCTAAAAGAGTTATTATCAAAAAATTTAGTCTCAATAACATCAATTATTGTTTCTCCGTACTTTTTATCTTCAATGATTGCCTTTAATAAGTTTTGTTGAAATGAAAAACCTAAGTATCCAAAATTCCTTTCTTCCATGATTGTTTTTTATATATGTGTTTAAATTATAGTTCGTATTGAAGATATGTGGTCTCCAATTCTTCAGATGATAAAATGTCAGTTAAATCTGACAAAATTCTCTTCAGTTTTGGACGAATATCAACCGTATATCTCACCTTCGGATGGTAATAATATGCGGGGAATATCCTTTGAATAAATACATCGTCATTTAACTTAATTACCAATAAAAAATGTTCTCTATCCTTCTCTAATGAATCTTCCACATACTCCGAAGATAGGAAATAATTGGTATTTTCACATAGATAATCGGAACTTTTTATTTTCAAATCCTCCGCAATATCTAAACAAATATTTTTAACATAGTAATGTAAATCCATTGATCTACGTGATTGATCTACGTGGTCTTTTACATTAAAGAAACGTTGGCAGATTATGTTCCCTTCTAATGTTAAGAGAAACTCGAATTTAGTAATGTCTGGTTGTTGTTGGTTAATCATGATTTTTAATTTTTATCATTTTTTTATTATTTTTTTCTTTTCTAGTTAAACGAAGAAATGGATTTAAAAATTTAATCCAAGCATCATCCGATTTAGGTAATACATTGAATAACCCGTCTTCCATCATCATTTTCATAGTATTTTTATATGACCTCCCTTCGGGGTCTAAATTTTCATTAATTAATGATTCAATCCCTTCCTTTGCTTCTTCTGTTAAAAATGGGGTATCTAAACTTACTATACGGTTATTAACATCAAAAAACTCATCCCCAAAAACACCGTATTTTGTAACTCCAGTTAATAAATTTGTAACTAACTTGTTACTCTTATCTTGTTCAAATATTAAATTAGACTTTTCTCTAATTTGTTCTACGGATAGTGTCTCAGTTCTTAATTCAGGAAATAATGATAAAAATCTTTTTATTCCCATTCCTCTAATTCCCGCAATATTGTCAGAAGAATCACCACACATCATTTTAACTAACCAAACGTTTTCGATTAAAATCTCTTCATGGTTATAGAGTATGGTTTCTTTTTGTTTGTATAACTTTCCGTGAGACGGATTGTAAATTTGAGTAGTTTCGGATACTAGTTGTGTTAAATCACCATCAGACGAATAAACTATTTTATTTTCGTTTGGTGAATTCTGTGTATAATAGGCGATGTTATCATCGGTTTCACAATATTCATATTCACCTTGTCTAACGAATAGTTCTTCGAGGTATTGTTTAACTCTATCTCTTTGGTAATTATAAGAATTTAATTCTTCTTCTGTTCTAATTCGTTGTCTTCTATTTTCCTTATAATGGATATAGATTTTTTTTCTTGTTTGTGACCCTTCTAGTCCGTCCCAAAAGACAACTATTTTATCTAAATGGTACGTCTCAAATGATCTACGAAGAGTATTGAGAAAATGGTAAATTCCTCCAATATGTGTTCCCTTGTGGAAATAATTTTTGACACCGTAAAAACCAATTGTAAGTAAATTGTCGCCATCAACTAATAAAACAGACATTTAAAAAATTTATTATAAATCACTTTCTTCTGTTACAACTTCCACGTCTGTGATGTCTGTAACATTAACACCTAACATCTTACTGATGTATTCCCCACATTCTTTTTTGTATTCTTCAAGAGATTTCTTTTCCTCACCTTCTTCTCTTCCTGCCATGAATCCGTGTGAAGTAACCAAGATACGTCCATCTTCATAACCTAAACCATTTACGTGGTTCTTCATTATTGAGATTTTAGTTCTTGTTGCAATCTTAACTTTTCTCTTATCTTTTGTAATTGATATTTTAGTTGTTCCCGCTCCTTTTTGATTACCAAATAAAAACACTAAAGTTGAGTTCAACCAAATTGCTTCTCCACCTTTTGCTTTAATCTTTGGTTGTCCAAAAGGATTATCAGGTAATTCTACCCAAGGTTGGTTAACAATTAACAATGTGTTTGTACAAGGTTTATCTGTTCTTCTTGACCCTGAAATACGTTGGTTAATACCCATACCTATTTTATCTGCTAACACCGATGCATTGTGTTGTTTTCCACCTTTACCATCGTAAGTCATTTTACATGGAACTGAACCTACTGAATCCCATAAGAATAAAATATCTTGTGTGATTTCACCTTTATCTTGAGCATCTAATAATTCATTAATATAATCTGTGATTTGTTCAATGTATTCAAAATCACTATTAAAAAGATAATCAGCATCTTTATCAAACCCCATTAACTCCGCATGATCCCAACTCCATTTTTGTTCAGTAATTAAGAACACAGGTAAGATTCCTTTCTTTTGAGCATCTACTGCTGTCTTCACCAATGCTGTTGTTTTTCCCGTATCACTATGTCCTAATAACATATTAATGTGTCCCATAGCTGGTCCTGGAATTCCTGTTGCATCTAAGAAAGCATCACCTAAATCAAAAAATCTATCTGCTTTATATGTTGCCTCTTTAGAGTACTTCTTTTTTATTGCTGAAAAATCAGTCTTTTTTATAGCTGCCATAATTTGTTTTTAAAAGGATGTTCCCGACATTGGTGTCGGGAACATCATAAGTTATTTAGAATGGTAATTCACCGTCAACCTCTTCATCTTCTTGTGGGTCAACAACAGGTGTAACCGATTTTGGTGCTGAAATTGTTTCTTCATTTGTTGAAGATGAAACATATTTCTTTTGGTCACTATCCCAACGTGGAGCTTCTCCTCTTGCAACTAACTCTAAGTAATTTTCGTCTTTCTTAGAATAAACATCAGACCAAGTTAATTCATCATCAGTCCATGTTTTAGAAATGTTTGCATCAGTATGTAACGGTCCCGCATCTTCAGGGATTACAGAATTTACTGTTGTATATTCTTTACCTGTTCCCGCTTTAGTTAATGCTAATGATAAGATTAAGTCTCTACCATTTTCTGTATTTGTAATATCTCCTTTGTTTCTGAAAATTGGAAATACTTTATCCATAATACCATCACCTTTGTGGTTATGTTTAAATCTCCAAAATTTAACTCCGTCATTTTCATGGTCACGGTCAATTACTTTTACGATGTAGAATTTACGAGAACGGTAGTTTCTTGCTAATTCTCTATCAGCGTCAGAACCTGTCATCATTAATCCTTCGCAAACCTCATTTAATGGTGAACGTTTTCCTTCTTGTTTTGGGTCATATAATTTTACCCACTTTCCATCGACTTGAACTTCGTGGAAATAAACCTCAACAAATGGTGAAGAACCATCTTTTGTTGGTAAAATACGAATACGTCTTTCTTCACCTTTAGAACCCTTAGGTAATACGGTTGTGAAATACCTTTTCATTCTATCCTCTGAGGATATCTTGTTGTTGTTTCCGCTTGCGGATTGTTTGTTTTTCTCGTACTGTGCTAGTACTGCGTCAAATGTAGACATAATAATTAAATTTAAGTTTTTTAAAACGTTATAATAAAATATACATAAAAAAAACCAGATTCGGAAATCTGGTTCAATTATTTTTAAAAAACTTTTTTTAGTTCTATTCTAAGGTTAGAAGGTATGATAATTTGTTAAATAATCCTAACATTTCATCCCTTATATTTAAAAGATTTGTGTCAGTTGGTTCAAATTGGTCCGTATATTGGATAAGTGCCTCTTTTACCGTATTAACCATTTCCTCAGGTTTTAATTCTGAAAGGTTTACTAATGTAATGGTATTTGTTTCATTATCCAATTTAAAACGACCATATTTCCCCATTGCTTCTTCAACAAATGTATCCATTAAGTCCCCTAATTCGTCATATGTTTCACCAAATGCCTTATGTCTTGCAAATCCTTTAGTTTGCCAATGCATCACTTTTAATTGAGCACTTAAACCTAAAAAGAAATTTACATTAGAATTTATATTCATCCTCTTGGTTTGGGTTAAATGATGTTTTTATTGTGTCGGTTGGGTAGTTTACTACATCATCTTTAGTTAAAACATACTCATTTTTACCACTTGCAGCCATTTCACCTTGTTTGTGTGCAAAAAATTCTTGTGGTTTTTCGTTAAATGGATATGAATCCAAAGAACGCATCTCAAGTTTTTCAACACCCGTTTTTGGTTTTGCAGCATCAACCTTAGCTCCTAACTCATCAATTTTAGCCATAACTTGGTCCATTTGTGATAATTTTTGTTCTAAATCAGTTAATTTACTGAAAACATCGTCCATTTTACCAATTACATCACCATGTTCATTTTTATTATCCTCAACGTCTTTTTTAAGACTTTTGGTCATATTAACCAAATCTGTAATATCTATTTCTTCTGTTGTGTCTCCTTCAGCAGGAACATCCGCAGGTGCCGCTAATGGGTCTGGTGCGGGCGCCGCTGGGTCCATTGGTGCGGCGGGAGCTTCAGGTAAAGCGTCAGGTGCTGGCGGTAAAGCCGCAGGATCTTCCGCCGGAACTTCTTGTTCCATTATCATCGTTTTACCATATTTGTTAATGGTTTTATAACGATTTAATTCTTCTTGTAGTTTTTTCTCTAACATGGCTTAATCTTGTAATAATTGTCTACCGTCGTTGGTAATGTATTTTTTATTTATTCTTTCAACAATTCCGTCTTTTTCTCTAATTGTGTAACATTCTCCTGTCACTAAATCACACTCTTCTCTTTCCATACCATCATTAGAAACATTTCTAACTTGTTTTGGATTTAAGAATTGGTCCATTGCGTTCATTTTATTATTTTCCATAATGTTCTTTTATATAGTATAAATATCCCAAAGTTGTTAATATTCTATGACATATTGAAATAAACAACATCTCCATCAAATAATCCAAGTTCGGTCATTAATGTTTGTGATAATGCAATTCCATATCCATCTATTTTTGGACCTACACTTATTGGTCCCTTTATGTTGGTTTGGGTTATTGTTTCAACATTTTCGCCTATTCTATCAGCGGTTGCGTTTTTATTATTCTTTGGATTTAAAAAATAAGTGCTAGCTTTTATTATTGTATTTGCACTTGCAACACCTAAATCAAATCTTAAACTGTAAAATTTGTTCTTACTATCTTTAATATCCTTCCATGTTAAGTAATTAACCGGTATACCATTGGTATTAGTGGTTGTTCCTGATACCGTCTTACTTGTTACTCTACTTATAATACTCATTTGAATTGCATCTTCTGGTGTATAATTTTTTCCCCCCATTCCAACTGCAATTGCTCTGAAATATTGGATTTTATTATACGTTACTTTTTGTATGTACTTTTCTCCACCAAAACCGTTATATCTTACACCAAATGGAGTTACTCCAGTTTCGTGGAATATTTGTTCTCCTTTAACTTCTTTTTCTTTTGCACCCATATCAACGGTAAATGTTCCTTGGTCAGTACTAATTGATTTTTCATTTTTAGTTGATCCACTAACATTTAAACTTTCTTGTTTTACTTTTGCAACCGCCGTTTTTGTAATCCTATCAAATAATGCCCTATAACTTGACATGAATGAATCTTTAGGGTCGGGTAAAGATGTTGAGGGTATTCTTGTACCTTTAAATGATGTTGTTATATTATTACCTCTAATATTATGTGATACTTCGGTAATCCAATACGAACCTCTGAACATCGGTATGTTCTTTAAGTAAAAATACATTGTTGGTTGTATCATAACATTACCTAAACAAGTGACATCACAAGTATAAGAAGCTTGTCTATAAATGTCAAATAATCCAATATCAACCTGTGCGGTTCCTCCTCCTGATTCTGATCTACCTAAATTCTCTTGAGCAATGAATGATTCTGTAGTGTTTCTTATCGAACTTTGGTCCAATTGAACTCCTTTAAATATTCCTTGATTTTGGTCTCCAAAATTAACTTCAAAAGCAACTACCTTATTTGATTTAGATAAATCCGTGTTATTGAAAATATCAGGTATTGTTATTACTAATGGATTGTTATTTGGATTTCCAACATTAAAACTATCATCATTAAAATTATACTTCTTATTTACATCCGACATTTCCAAATGTTTTGATGTTGGTCCTGTATATTGTAAAATTATCTTTGGGGATGATTCTTGATAGTCAACCTCTAAAAATGTTCCAAATAAATTTTGAGCGACTTTTTTTGATGGAGTCAACTTTGACTTTGTTGATAAGTTTGTACCGTAGAAATTTACATATGCTGGTAACCCTCTCATATCAAATCCTGTACCATTTATTAACATACCGATTAATCCGTATAAATTTTGTTTGGCGTTTACGGTGTCTTCAAGTGGAATTAATTTTTCTAAGGTAAAATAAGATTTATCTCCAATATCTCTGTTTGCTTTATCTAAGAATAAAAATTCTTCTAACAATAATCTTTGACCGATTGAATTACCCGCAACCCATTTATCATTAAAAGATTTAAAATAATTATATTGCTCAAGTTTAATGGGGGTGTCATTATAACCATTGAAAACAGTTTGTTGTATTGTTTTAACATCACTTTTTAAACTGACTAACTTTGATATGATGGTATTCAAATATAAATCTTGTCTATTCTGCATACCAACATTAAAAATGTCGGTGTATGATAATATTTTTGTAATTAGGTAATTTTGAAATGCACTTTTTGTATTTGTTCCTCCATTTTTTCTATAACCCGCATATATGTGAACCAAGGGTCTAAACAACCTAAAATTGTCCTCCCCAAATTCAATATTATTTGTACTAAAAAATTCAACATAATAATTTGTTGTTTGAGTATTACCTGTATATGGTTCTGAACCAATAATTAATTTTAACGCATTTAAGTTACTTGTGTCTCCTGTTTGTGAAATATCAAAATTGTTATATGAAAAACTCATAACAGACGCCGTTCCAGCAAATCCGTTCCATATATTTAAATCTACCTCTTTCGGATTACCTATAGTTAATTTTATTAAATTTACATCTGATAATATTTCTTTAGTAATATTTTTTAAATTATCTAATTGTTGTTCTCTTAGTGTTTTTATTAATAAAAGTTTCTCTGTTGGGTCAGTATCTTTTTTCTTTATTGTTACAATTGATTTTAACAAGTCTTGAAAATTATCATGTTTAACGCTACCAAATTTTTTGTATGGCATTTCAACATTAACCTTCTCTGTTGCAAAATCTAAAAAGTACTCCTCAAATTTATCTAATATTTCTGGACTAAAGGTTGCAATTAAATCATTAACTTTTTTAAATTTAATAGAACTATCCATCACTAAGTAATCGTTAAATTTTGTGTCAATGTGGTGTTCGTCATATGAAGGAAAAGTTTTACCTGTAAATGAGGTGTATATGGTTTCATCCGTCCATATTGTTCTAAAATTACTTTGTTCACTATCCGTAAATCCTGTTAATAGTGATAAATTACCTTCAGCGTTCGCACCATTTGATGGTAATAAAGTGTAGTATAAATCTTTTGAGTTACTGAACTTTGAGTTATCAATTAACGATGTCCAATATTTGTACCCATTTCCTGTGGTTGTGACATTTGAAATACAAATTCCAGAAACTGTTGTTGCTGAGTATGAAGTATTACCTGATGTTACATCATAGAATCCGTAACCATTTACTATTTGGTGGTATATTGTTTCATAGAAAGGATGTATACCTATATCAGTATTACCACTATATATAATATTATTACTATTATTTGTAAATATAACATTGGTATTATTATTGAAAAACGTATCCCCGCTAATTGGTGTTGTTACTCCACTTATAATATCATATGCGGTGTCTGTTGGGTCTGTTGGTAAAAATGACTTATATCTATGATATATAGATCCCCATTTTAACATTAAATGATATGGAATATAGTGTGATGCTCCTATTTCTTTAAATAAAGATGACGGTCTTATGCTTGATAAACCAAAATTAACCATTTCATCTAAATCAACAAATGGTAATGAGTTTAATAAAAGATACGCAGACCCAGCATATTTTCCGTAAGATTTACCATTTGTAAAATCTGAAAATAATTGTTTATGAAAATATGGTGTGTTTAAAATATTAACAGAACTAAATAATCCATCTGATGTATCTAAATCTAATTTTCTTGCAAAAATATCTGATGTGTAACCATCTTTAACCCAGAATAATGAGTTTATTGGTGAACTAATTAAACCTTCCTTTGTGTTAACATTTAATATACCTTGTACTTTAAGTTCTTGTGGGTCAAATTTTGTTTTATTAATATAAGAAAGATATTGGGCCGAACTAAATGGGTAAATGTCTTTTCTATATGATTCGGGAATATATTGAATTAAATTATTATTTAATTTAGGATATAAACTATCAACATTAGGAGATTTACTAGATGTACTATATTCTTCTATTTTGAAAGAATTATTAAGAATTTGTTTTATATATTCTGTTGTTGGTAATTGGTCTTGGAAATATGGATATCTTTCATATGGTGAAAATGAAAATAAGTATTCTTCTAATTTTACTTTACTATCCACAGTATTGATGATATCGATAACATCGTAATCCTCTTTTAATAACTTTTCAATATTAGAAAAGTCTATTAGTGCTAATTCTCTTATTGTTTGATTACTAAACGTATCGAACGCAGTTACATATCTTGATCTCTCATATAACTCATATAATAAAGATGAAATTGTTTTATTAGAATAAGGTGTATTAAGTGTTAAATTTAATGCAGTAGAAACACTATTAGTTGCAAGTGCTTCGGA